AAAAGCTAGTCCATGTATCAAAGAATCATATCCAATATCTTTAATTACATTGTCAAAATTTTTTCCTAATTTTCCTTTTGTATCATCTTTTACAAAATCAACACCGTTTCCTAAAGAATAAGTATTTCTTTGTGTATTCAGTCTGTGGAAAAAGTTTGAGCACAATTTATTGTTACTTGCTATAGTATCGATTGCCCTGGAGTTTAAGCTTGTATAAATATATTTGACATATTGTAATATCGTTGTATTCTTTTGTTTATCATATTCAGATGCATCTAATGCTATTTTGTACATCTCACTACTTCTATGCTCATTAATTGCACGCAAAATAAAATCATGTACTAAACTTTCATTATTTTTTTCTTTGACTTTTAGCAAGTCTTGATATGTTAGCATTTTATTCCTCCTTTAAAATCCTAATAAACTACTATCACCTAATAATTTATCTCTATCAGATGTATCAACATATTTCTTTACAAAATCTTTTGTCTCTACAAAATATCTTGTAGCATCCATATAGTGATCATCTACCTTTTGCGGAACATCATCTCCAGCTTTTTCATCCCATATATATCCTCCAACTTCATCAATCCATTCTTTTATACTTGGATCTATCTTTATCAAGTCACAATTCATTGCAACTGAAGTATCTCTAATTCCATCAAATACATTATTCTTTGCTTTTCTAACTTTAAATAGCTTTTTCCTTCTGAGTAATGTTATAAAACTTGCTGCAGATGGATCTACTATAATTTCTAACTTTTCAGCTTTTTCTAATTTATATTTCTTTACTAGATTTCTTTGTATTTCAAATAGTGGCATAACAAATTCCACAATATCATTTAAATATTGTTCGTCTGTTTTTTGTATTCCTTTTTCTCGGCCTGAATAATAATATCCTCTCCAGGCCCACCAAACGCCTTTATATTTTACCCATAGCAATGCTGCAAAAGCATTCATTGTACCATAATCTAGGGATACACAAAAATTTCTCATTTCTCCAAAATTAGATTCTGACAATATAAAAGGGCACTCCTTTAATGCATTTTTATAGTTTTGATAAATCAAACCTTCTGCATTGGCCCATATTCCTTTTATATATCTATCATAGAAAACCCCTGTATATTCTTTGCAAAGATTTTCAACAAATTTTTTAGGTAAAAAAGGATTATCGAAAATTGTATATGACTGTACATACATATCAAGTGATTCATCATCTAAAATTTCTTTTTTAAGCCAATGATTTGGCGATTCTGGATTCAAAGAGCCATCAAAACAACTATATTCTTTATCTAATCTAGACTGTAGCATCTTAAATACTGGCTCTTTCCATTTTGCAACTTCATCACCATATGCATATTTAACAGACATACCCTGTATTTTTCCAACCTGGCTGTTTTTTTCAGCTCCTAAACAATATACTTTTTCTCCTAAAATAACAGCTATATTAGTATTAGAGTTTATATAGCCTACTACTCTATCAGTGTAAATCTCTCTCATAGGAGTTAGAACGTTTCTTTCTATTGATTCTTTTGATACTCCCAAAATTAGATTTAATCCACTTTTTCCTCTTCTTTCCATAATCCTTTTTAAAATTACATATGCAATATCTACAAAGGATTTACCACTTCTTACTGCTCCTACTTTAAAATTGTATCTTTTATTACAATTACATATAAATTCGTTTTGTTTTGGAGACATTACCAATGGATAGACTTCTTCATTACTCTTTTCTTGCTTGTTCTTCTTGCTGTCTTGCATTTTGTTCTATTCCCCTTAAAATAGCATCCATCTTTTCAATTGGTGTATTATCAACTGTTTCAAAACTATCTTTTTGATCTAAATAATTCTTTCCTAGAAATATTGCCATTGCTGCACTTACTTTTGATAATGCTAATTGATTTTTTCTAAGTTTAACCTTTAGGTACATTGCGGAATTCTTGTCGTAGAACTCTTTAAAAGTCATACCAAATTCACGTTTGCACCATCTAGTAACTGTATCAGCATTTGCTGGTTTTCCAGTTGAATCCCTGAACCACCAACAAATTTCCTTTTCAGTACAGCCTAGGCCTATTAAATCGACAAATTGCTTTCTGTCAAAATTTTTTCTTGGCCTTCCCATATTTTCCCCCTCATATATGTTTTATTTTTTCTTTTTCTTATCAATTCTATTTTGAATCTCTGATAAGATATTTTTAGCTTTTTTACTACTCTTATAATCATCTGTAAAATGTCCAGATTGTATTTTATCTTGGCTCATATTAAGTGAAAAATCACTTTGTACAAGATAATCTCCTCTTGCTATCCTTCTTTGTGATGCATCATATTCAAATTCTGCTTTTGATTTCAAAACATTTAAAGTTTTAACATTTGCTTTATCAATACTTGAAAAATCATTGTCATATTGCATTTTATTGTATAAATCATTTTGTGTTTTAGTTAATCTAGGATCATCTAACTTTTGATTTTCTCTGGCATATGTCCTTGCATCTTGCCATACTTCATATCTTTGATCATTAATAGCTCTTATTTGTTTTTCACTTAGAGTATCAGCATCATATGGTTTATCAAAAGAAATATTTCCACTAGATCTATTTGAACTTGCTAGTTTACTTTTTCCAGGACCCATTTTTTCACTCCTCTTTATTTTGTTCTTTGTAATTTTTGTTACTAATTTCTAAACAACTTCCTAGAAATACCTGGATTGCTGTTAATGTTGCTGTTATTTCTTTTGTGTAACCTAAATTCCAGATAATTCCAATTGTGTTATAACATGTTATAAACGCTGGAATCATAATAACAACAATAAATCTTAATCTTAAAAATAACTTTTCATCTTTAATTAACATTTCATCACCCTTTTATTTCTAAACTCTTATTTTAGGTTTAAAAGTTCCAGAATTAATATCTTTACATACATTTTGTTAAATTTTCAAAACTATTATTAGATGATGTTCCTGTTTTCGACAATTTGCTTTTGCCTGAACCCACCAAATCACCCTTTCTTATTCTTAAACTTCTCCTCATAATATGTTGGAATTCTAATTATATTGCCTTCTAGTCCTTTTTGAAGTGCTCCATATAGTAATATTGTTGTTGGTTCTAACCTATTTAACATTTCTTTATAGCCTTCTTTAAACATTTCACCACTTTCTCCATTCCAATCATCATCTTCCATGATTCCTAAGGTTGAAACGGAGACAACGGAACCTTTTGGGATGCCATCAAAGCAATAATTATATGATTCTTTATCACCCCAAACTACTTGTGGAATTACATCAATTCCTTTTTCTTGCCAATATTTTGCTGTCCAATTTCTTCTATAACATGATAATATTTGTAAAACCCTTGGAAAATCAGTGTATAAGCTAAAATTCGGTGCTACAACTGCCTTAAATTCAGCTAATTTTTCTAAATATTTATCTGGATTCCTCCAGGCTGACATAAATTTATAATCATCATAATAAAAATGAGCGATTAAATTTTTTCTTTCTTCAAGTGTTGTTTCCTTATGGTCGCAAAATCTAAGCATTCTATCCCCTGTTGTCTGTGTTGCACTAATTTCAGGGATCCCATAATAATTTACTTGTTCATATTGAGCCTTTTCCATATTCTCAAACACATTATGTTGACAACTTGGATCTAGCTCTCCAGCATTTTCTCTTTCAGTATCTTCTTCTAAATCATCTTGGCCAATTTCGTCTATAAAATCTAGATTAAATCCTAAATCATCTAAATCTATATCTTCTAAATCTAGCAATTCCTTTGATAAAATTGGTTCATCCCAACTACTTAATTCTGCAGATCTATTATGTACTAATGCATATGCTTTTCTTTGTTCATCTGATAAATGATCAAGTCTAATTACTGGAACTTCAACAAATCCTAATTCTTTTGCAGCAAGATATCGGCCATGACCTTCTACAATTGTATTGTCTTTGCCCCATATTCCAATTGGATCATCAAATCCAAATTCTGTAATAGAATTTTTTATAACTTGCAAATCTCCTATATCATGTTTTCTAGCATTCCTTTTATACATTTTTAATTTTTTTAAAGGTAAATATTCGATTTCTAAGTTCGTTTTCAAGTGTTACCCCCTTTTTGTCAATTATGACTTTATTATTTACTTACTTAAATTTTATCACAAAATACTTTTCTATCAATCAATTGTTAGTGCAGTTGTTTTTTTACTGATTTATCAAGCGATTTACTTTTTTTGTCAGATATTTTATAATTAGATTGTGTTTAAACTTGTTTTCTTTTATTTTTTTTATTTTCTTAAATAATAGATAGATTCCTTTTTTCAAAACTGATAAGTATGTAAAAAAAGAGCCTAAAAAGGCTCTTTTTTTATTATAATTTTTAATTAATAAAGTTATATTTATTTTATACTTCTGAAATTCTGATTCCATACCTTTCCAGCATCAATTTTCGCTTTATAACATAATAGTTATATCCCATTGATTTCCTGTAGCCTTTTACATCTTCAACTACAGTTTCTTTTTTTAAATTGTCATAATATACAAAGTCTGCAAAGTAATTGCATTCTCTTTCTATTAATTTCCCTTGCTTTACTTTTCCACTTTTGGTTGTGAAACTTGGTTCTCTTTGTTCTGGAATTAAAAGATATTTTACTTGTGTTTGCAAATTAGAAATAAATCCATCTTTTTGCTTGTCTTTTAAATATAAATATCTTCTGTACTCTTTGGAGGAATCAAATTTTAATCCATCCGCTGTGTATTTTCTCCTGGCATTATATTTATTTTTCTTGTATCCCATAATTTTCCCTCCAACTCCTTTTTTTATATTATAACTTATTTTTTATCATAAATCTTTCTAGCTAGATCCACTTTAAATCTAACCTTTTAATATTTAATTTTCTTAAATCTCTATACATTTCCTCTTCCTTTCTAAACCTCCTAGAATGAAATTCTATATTGTGTTCTACTAACCAATTAATAGCATTCTTAAAGTCTGATTTTTTTACAAAAACAAAATTTTGTTTTACTCCAGCTAAATCATATGTAATAAAGTAATATTTTACTTGTTGATGTTTTGATTCAAATTCTCTAATCAATTCTGCTTTTACTTTGCCAAATGCTACTGATTTACCATTTTGTGATTTTAACCATCTTTTCCCACCTAATGTATAAGAATTTTTGATTAATACATCATTGATTTCTCTTTTTGATTTAAATTTCATTCTTTTGATACTGTCTAAATTCTTCATTTTAAAATCTCCTTATTTTTTATATAATTTTTATCCATTTTTTATTTATTATTTATATACTATTTTTATATATATAATTATATTTATATATAATATATAAATTTTGGATACCAACTTACGAAAGCCATTTTTTTATGTAAATTTAATAATTTTACTCTTGACTTTGAGAGAACGTACGTTTTATGCTTGCCCAGAAGCTGAGCTGAGCGAAGCTAAGGAAAATGGCTTTCTATCCCCCTATATCAAATAATATTAAAAAAAATAAATTTGATATAGGGGTTAGAAATATTTTAAGCTTGCCCTTCGCTTCGCTTCGCTTCGCTTAAGGTTTCCGTATTCCTTCAGTTATTACTAACTGATACGATTCTTGCTGTATGTGCATTCAGCAAACGATCGAGGTCTGGTATAAGACATCGTAACTCTAGCATTATTGAGTTTTTCGCAAACTCCCTTGGATTAGTTTTGGTACTTTCAACCTTGATTAATTGCAATTTCCCAACTGAAATTAATCCTAATCCACTCCAGGACGGTATCGCCATCTCTTCAAGAATAACGGTCTACCAACCCACCCTCTAACGGCGATTCCTACGATTTGCTGAATCGTAAAGGTTCTTTTTAAGTAATTGTCCTCTCAATACTCCAATATCTTCATTCTTGGCTTTAGAATCTCTTTATTTAATTATAATTTGCACTCAATAAATCATTTAATTGACTTTATTGTTTTATTGTGTTAGTATGTATTTATATTTTATGGCATGTGCCATTTAACTATTTATTTTAAAAAGGGCTTTTTAATTAAGGGCGGCTTTTTAATTAAGGGCGGTTTTTAATTTAATTCGTTTTTTAATTTAATTCGTTTCGTTTGTTTTTTTAAGCGGTGGTTAAGTGGTTGGTTTGTTAAATTATATTTGTTACTGCAATCTCAATTATAATAGCAAATAACATGCATAGTCAAGCAGAAAAAGTATTCCCCAATACTTTTTCTGTTTTTTTTATCTAAAAAAGCATATAAAAAAGGCCCTGGATAGTCATGATCAGGGCCTTTTTTTGTACATTTTATTAAGTTGTGAAGATTTTAAATTTGTATGAATTTCTTGTCACTATATTAATTATATCACA